CGGCGGATGCCGATGCTGCCCGCGCTGCTGCTGGCCGGCTGCGCGGCGACCTCGCCAGCTACCTCACCGCCCACCGTGCCGCCGCCCAGGCTCGCGCCGCTGCCGGACAGTGCGCGCCAGACACCGCAGCCCTCGATCTGCTCGCCGAGCTGCAGCGCCGCGCTGACGAGCGAGCGGGAGCGCTGGCGCGCATTGCTGACGACGCCCGCCACCGAGGAAGCGCCTGCGAGCGCGCCTACGACGCCGGGCTCGCCCTGACCAGCGCCCTGACCAGCACCATGACCCAGGACCCACGCCATGCTCAAGCCCACTAGCCTGCGCGACGCGCTCGTCGCTGCCCTGCCCCAGCTGCAACTGTCGCCGGGGAACATCCGTTTCACCATCCAGAGGGGCCGTGTGGTCAACACGGGCACGCCGTCCCTTTCCTGGGAATACCGCTACACGCTGAGCCTGGTGATTGCGGACTTCACCGGCAGCATCGATGCCGTGACCGTGCCGCTGCTGGTCTGGGCGCGGCGCCACCAGCCCGACCTGTTCGACCATGCCGAAAAGCGCGAGCAGGCGATCCGCTTCGACATTGCGCCCCCTTCCACGGACCCTGCAGCCGCCTCTCAGCCGCAGCAGCTCGCGATCGAGATCGACCTGGTGGAGGCTGTGCTGGCGCGCCCGCGCGAGGGCGGCCCCGGTGCCTTCGACCTGATCTACAAGCCCGAGCCGCCAGGCCAGCTCGACATTGCGCAGCGCCAGTTGTGGGAGCTGTTCCTGTTCGGCGAGAAGGTGGCCGAGTGGAACTACGACCCGCGCTGAGGCGTGGCCGGGCCGCATGCCGGGCTGCATGTGGCAGCGTGCGCCACGCCCGGCACACGGCGACACGCAAGGGCCCGGCCGGCACCATGAACGCCATGGATTCGCCCGTCGCACAAACCGAGAGCCCGTACGAGATCATCCGCCGCCTGGAGGGGCTGATCCGCACGGGCACCATCGCCGCAGTCCGCCATGCACGCCCTGCGCGCTGCCGCGTCAAGACCGGCAACCTGACCACCAACTGGATTCCCTGGCTGGCACTGCGCGCCGCAGGCGAGAACGCCAGCGTCTGGTGGCCACCGGCCGTGGGCGAGCAGTGCGTGCTGCTGTCGCCCGGCGGCGACCTGCTGGGCGCCGTGGCGCTGACCGGCATCTACAGCAGCGCCGCAGCCCAGCCCAGCGACCGCGAAGGGGTGTGCCACACGCAGTGGAGCCCCACCGATTTCATGGAGCACGACAGCACCACGGGCCGTCTCAACATCAACGTGGCCCACGGCATCACGCTGCGCGTGGGCAACTCGGTGATCAGCATCGACGAGCAAGGCATCAGCCTGCAGGCAGGTGGTGGTTCGGCCACCGTCAATGCGCAAGGCCTGGCCGGCGCGCCAGATGTGACCACCGGCCCCATCAGCCTTTTGCGCCACCGCCACGGCGGCGTCAGGGCAGGCGACGCCGTCACGCAGGGGCCGCTATGAACCGCCATACAGGCCGCCGCATCGAGGGCATGGAGCATCTGCGCCAGAGCGTGGCCGACATCCTGTCCACGCCCATCGGCTCACGCGTGATGCGCCGCGACTATGGATCGCTGGTCCCGGCGCTGCTGGACCAGCCCGACAACAACGCCACCCAGGCGCGCCTGCGCGCCGCCGTGGCCAGCGCGCTGATGCGCTGGGAGCCGCGCATCCGGCTGACGCGCATCGTGATCGAGCGCGATCCGGCCACACCCGGGCGCGCCGACCTGACGCTGATCGGCACCTTCAACAACACGCGCCGCCCGGCACCGCTGAGCCTGCAGATGCCCATCGCCCGCACCCTTTCATGAAGCAAGACATGACCCCTGCACTGGACGCCCTGCCGCCGCCCGGCGTCGTCGAGACGCTGGATTTCGAGCGCATCCTCGACACCCACCGCGCCGATCTGCTGGCGCGCCACCCCGAGGCCGCCGAGGTCCTGGCGCTGGAGAGCGAGCCGCTCAACAAGCTGCTGGAGGCGCACGCCTACCGCGAACTGCTGTACCGGGCGCGCGTCAACGATGCCGCGCGTGCGCATTTGATTGCGTTCGCCCAGGGCTCGGACCTGGACCACAAGGGCGCCTTCTATGACGTGGCCCGACTGCCCGGCGAAAGCGACGAACGCTACCGCCAGCGCATCCTGCTGCGCGTGCGCGCGCTGGCCGGCAGCGGAACGGCCGAGCACTACGAGCACCTGGCCATGACGGCCAGCGCCAATGTGCACAGCGCCATCGCCACGCAGCCCCAGCCCGGCCGCGTGAGCGTGCAGCTGTGGCTGGTCGAGCCCGCTCAGGCCGAAGAGACGCTGGCCATCGTGCTGTCGGCCCTCAATGCGCCAGGCGCACGGCCGCTGGGCGTACCCGTGTCGGTATCGCTGGCGCGCCCGCACCCCATCGACATCACGGCGCACCTGCTGCGCGAGCCCGGTGCGCCCGTGGATATCGTGGCGCGCCTGCAGGCCGGCCTGGCCGCCCAGATTGCAGCCTACGCGCTGCTGGGCCGCGATGTGCCGCGCTCGTGGATCACCACGCGCCTGCATGTGGACGGCATTGCCCGCGTCACCTACCCCGACGCCCAGGCCCCGGCCGAACTCACGCCGCTGGCCGCCGACGAATACCCGGTGCTGGGCCGCGTCCAGCTGGTGGACGAGGGCCTGCAGGCATGAGCACCGCCGCCATCGTCCCGACGGCGCCCCGCCGCCACGTGCTGCCGCCCAACGCCACGGCGCTGGAGAAGGCCGTGGACCAGGTCGTCCCGAATTGGGACGGCCTGGCCGGCGCCTTTCCCGCGCCGGCCCAGGGCGAGCCTGCGGCCTTTCTGCCCTGGCTGGCGGCCGAATGGGGCATTGCCCAGTTCGACCGCTACTTCGAAGACGTACCCGCACTCATCGCCAACGGCCTGCCCTGGCTGCGCGAGCGCGGCACGGCCGCGTCCCTGCAGCGTGCGCTGGGCTGGCTGGGATATGACGGCGCGCAGCTCGACGAGGATGGTGCCTGGCTGCACCTGGACCTGGGCCGCATCATCGGCGACGCAGAGCTGGCCAGCGTGGCCCATGTGGTGCGCGCCAGCCTGCCGGCGCACGTGCGCTTTTACCGCGTCTTCCACGGCCACGATCTGCGCCCGCTGCGGCTGGACCACGGCCCGGGCCTGGACGCCGGCATGCTGGACAACGACAGCGGCACCTGGATCGATGTGTCGCCGTATGGCGAACCCGTCAAGCTCAGCCAGGGCCTGCCCCGCCGCACCGGCACCGAGGCACCGCCTTCGGACGGCGTGCTCACGGCCCAGCTGTTCCGCGTCACCACCATCGCCACCTATGCCGACCGCATGCTGCTCGATGCCTGGACGCTGGACAGCGAGATCCTGATCGACGCCAGCCTGGGCATCACCGAAGTCAACGCCACCACCACGGGCGAGCCCGCCTACTACGCGCCGCTGCGGCCCATTCCCGCGCAGGCCATGGCCACCCACAGTGCCTGGACGGCGCCCGCTCCGCTGGCCCTGGCCAGCCTGCACCCCTGGGCCAGCACCGAGCGCCCGCACGACAACACCCGTACCTGGACCGGACGCTGGGACAGCACGCCCTGGCGCCGATCCTTCGAAACCCGCACCACCACCACCGAAGAACCCGAGGAACCCTGAACATGGCAGTTCTGCAGCAAGCGGGCCGCATCGCCCTCGCCAAGGCCGTCGCCGCCCAGACCATCCACATCGCCTGGGGCCGCGGCCTGCCCGCCTGGGACACCGCGCCCGAGCCCGAACCCATCACCGCCAACGCCCTGGTCGACGAAATCGGCCGCCGCCTTGTCACCGAGGTGCGCTTTGCGCGGCCCGACGACAACGGCGAGATCGAGCTGCCCAGCGGCGCGCGCTACAGCGTCAGCGACACACCCACCACCTTCGTCTACCTGCGCGCTGCCTTCGGCTTCGACGACGCCAAGGGCGAGGACGTGCGCGAGATGGGCGTGTTCTTCGGCACCCAGGTCGCCACGGACGTGCCGCCCGGCCAGCGCTGGGTGCTGGCCAGCCAACTGACCGGCAAGGGCGAGCTGTACACGCTGGAGCGCCGCCCCCGAATCCTGCGCAGCGGCAGCGTGCGCCAGGTCGAAGAAATCATCCTCCCCTTCTGAACGGCACCCCATGAGCCAGACCAAGATCTACGACCGCTTCGACGCCGGCAAGCGCTACGACAGGCTGCAGTTCGCGGCCGACCGCGTGCTGCAATCGGCCGAACTCAACGAGCTGCAGAGCATGCAGCAGCACCGCCTGCGCGGCATCACCGATGTGCTGTTCAAGGAGGGCGACATCGTCCGCGGCTGCCAGTGCATCACCTCCGCGGACACGGGCGCCACCACCATCGAGGCCGGCGCGCTCTACGTGGCCGGCGCCGTGCGCGGCATCACGCCGGGCACGCTCACCGTGGCCACCGTGGGCACGGTCTACGTGGGCGCCTACCTGCAGACCGATACCGTCACCGAGCTGCAGGACCCCGAACTGCTCAACCCCGCCGCCGGCACGCGCGGCTATGGCGAGCCCGGTGCGCTGCGCGAGCGCGTCACCCTGGTCTGGGGCGCGCAGGGCGACGGCACGGCCGGCACCTTCTATCCCGTGTGGACCATCATCGACGGCTCGGTCATGCCCAAGGAGCCGCCGCCCAACATCGACGCCGTCACCCAGGCCCTGGCCCGCTATGACCGCGACAGCGCGGGCGGCACCTACGTGGTGCGCGGCCTGGACGTGATCATGGGCGAGGACCTGGCCACCGGCCAGCAGGTCTACACCGTGCGCGAGGGCGCCGCCCGCGTCAACGGCCATCCGCTGGAACTGGGTGCCAGCCGCCGGCTGGTCTACGAGGCCAAGCCCGACCTGTTCTTCGTGGACAGCGAACCCCACACCTCGGCCGGCACGGCCGCCCAGCGCATCCGCTTCGACCGCCAGCCCGCTGTCGGCACACCCCAGGTGCGCGTGCAGGCGCGCAAGACCGTCACGCTCACGCACGGCGGCTTCACGGGCGCGGCCGATCCGCTGCCCGACAACGCCGTGCTGGCCGTGGACAGCGTGGTCCAGGCCGGCACCACCTACGTGCAGGGCACGGACTGGAAGCTGGTGGGCGGCCAGATCGACTGGAGCCCCTCGGGCGCCGAGCCCGTGCCCGGCAGCACCTACCAGGTCACCTACCAGTACATGCTCAACGCCACGCCCACGGCCGTGGACTCCACGGGCTTCACCGTGGAAGGCGCGCTCAAGGACACCCTGGTACTGGTCAGCTATCACTACGCGCTGCGCCGCTACGACCGCCTGGTGCTCAACAGCGAAGGCCAGCTGCAATGGGTGCCCGGCGTGCCCGCTGCCTGGTCGCCCAAGGTGCCGGCAGCACCCAGCGGCACCCTGGCCCTGGCCTCGGTCTACCAAAGCTGGGACAGCAACCGCCGCGTGGACCAGGACGCCGTGCGCGTCGTGCCCATGCAGACCCTCAAGGCCTACCAGGACCACATCCAGACCATCTACGCCGACCTGGCCGAGCTGCGGCTGTCGGTGGACGTGTCGGGGCGGCACAGCGGCGTCAAGAAGGGGTTGTTTGCGGATCCGATGCTGGATGACAGCCTGCGGGATGCAGGCCGTGCGCAGACCGGCCATATCCTGGGTGGCCATCTGCGCCTGCCGCTGAATGTGCAGTTGCACCAGATCGGCACCGACATCACCTCACCCCAGACCACGCCCTACCAGGCCGTGCCCGTGCTCAGCCAGCTGGGCCGCACGACCACCATGCTGGTCAACCCCTACGGGGCCTTCGACCCGCTGCCCAGCTCCACCAGGCTGACGCCCGCCGTGGACTATTGGACCGAGGTGCAGACCACCTGGGCCAATCCCATCATCGCAAGCTTCTGGAGCGGAGAGTCCGAGCGTGTGCTCTCGGACACATCCAAGAACATTGAGTTCCTGCGCCAGATCGAGGTGCAGTTCTGGATCGACTTCCCTGTGGGCGAAACGCTGACGGCAGTGACCTTCGATGGCATCGCCGTCACGCCAGAGCCTTTGGCAGGCGGCACGCTGGTGGCCACGGAACAAGGTCTGAAAGGCAAGTTCAAGATCCCGGCTCGCGTGCCCGCAGGCACCAAGGCCGTGCGCTTCACAGGCCGAGGCGGCAGCCATGCAGAAACCATCTTCACCGGTCAAGGCACGCTGCGCAGCCGTACGCTGGCCTCGGTGGTGGTCGTCATCATGTTGACCAACGGCTGGGATCCGCTGGCCCAGACCTTCACACTGGGCACCACGCGCGAAGTCTGCGGAACACGCCTGTGGTTCACGACTCCGGGCAAAGAGGACGTGCAGGTGCAACTGCGCGAAGTCACGGGCGGCGTTCCCTCGCGCGGCGTCATCTCCGAATGCGTGCTCAAGCCGGAGCAGATCCGGGCCGACGTCGCCGCAGGAAAGCCCACCCTTGCGCAATGGGCGCCGCAGCTGCTGGAGGCCGGCGTCGAATACGCCATCGTCATCCTCACCAACGACATGACCACCGCCGTGGCCGTGGCCGAACTCGGTGGCTGGGACCAGGCCCGCGCGCAATGGGTCACCAGCCAGCCCTACAGCGTGGGCGTGCTGCTGTCCAGCAGCAACGCCAGCACCTGGACGCCCCACCAGACACGTGACCTGGCCTTCGAACTGCTGGCCGCCGAGCACTCGGCCAACACCCGCACCGTCGAGCTGGGCCGCGTCACCGTGGAGGACGCCACCGACCTCATGGTGCAGGCCGGGGCCATGCTGCCTGCCGCAGACTCTCAAGTGGTCTTTGCCATGCAGTTGGAGGATGGAACAACGTTGGAAGCTGCAGCCGGCCAGCCCGTGCAACTGGCCAGCCGCTACAACGGCGAAGTGGCCGTGCGCGCCAAGCTCTCGGGCAACACCCAGTTGGCAGCCCATCTGCTGCCCGGCATGCAACTGGCCGCAGCCAGCCTGCAAAACACCGGCGACTACATCAGCCCCACCATCAACGCCGGCAACAACACCACGCTCAGCGTAGTGGCAGAGGCCGTGCTGCCCGCTGGCAGCTCCCTGGTCGTGCAGATGCAGGCCGAGGGCAGCAGCACGTGGGTGAACGTCCCCTACCTGAGCACCAGCCCGCAGACCGCCGGCGTGCTGGAGATCACCTACCGCCTGGCCGGCATCAACGCCGAGCGCCTGCGCGTCCGCCTGGTGCTCACGGGCAGCCATAGCGCCCGTCCCCAGGTCACCAACCTGCGAGCCATCGTGATATGACATTGCACGACGACAAGACAGCGCAGGGCTGGCCCCTGCCCCACCCCGACAACCGGCTCGAGGACGACGTGCTGCGGCTGCGCCAAGCGGTGCAGGACGTGGACCAGGCGCTGACCGCAGCGCGCCAGCTCATCGACACCAAGGCCAGTTCCCAGGGCGTACAGGACGCAATGGACGTGGTGGCACACCGCATAGAGCAGCTGGAGACCGCTGCCCAGGCATTGAGCACCGGCAAGGTAGCCAGCGTCAACGGTGTGGCCGGCATCAACGTCAAGCTGAACCCCGAGCACATCGCGCTGGGCCCGGCCAACGGCGCCACCAGCGAAAGCTTCGGCTACGACGCCCAGGGCCGCATCAGCAGCATCACGCGCAGCGTCAACGGCTTCAGCGCCACCACCGCCGTCAGCTACGACGGCGCCGGCCGCGTCTCGCAGCAGCAGACCAGCTACCGCGGGCGCGTGCGTACGGAAACCTATGCCTACGACGCCGCCACGGGGCGGGTGTCGGGGGTGAATGCGACGGAGGTACAGGGATGAGTTTCGATGTGGTGACGCACAGCGAGGTGCGGAGGCTGGCGCAGAGCCTGGACAAGGGGATGGGGCTGCAATTGCGGTCCCGATCGGTGTGGGAAAGCAATGATCAGTTGCAGCAAGAAGTGCGGCTTGGTGGAGACAGTCCATATCGACTAGCCCCGAAATCCAATCCTGACTATGCTTTCGAGAGCATTTGCCACAATGGTGAAATTTACGCTGCCACTCAAGTCTCAGGCACCAACACAAACTATGTATACACCTCACCCGATTTGAAAACCTGGACATATCGCTACAGTTATTCGATTTCCGGACTCATTACCGTTGGCAAGACCATATGGTGCACCCAAATCTCAAGCCCTCACAATATCATCTCATCCCTGAACAATGGTATCAATTGGGCAGCGGTATCTGGTGGCAGCGGTTACTTCTACCCTCTTTGTTCTGCAGGAAAGTACGGCTACGCCTTCTCAACCTCCACCAGCAGTAGCATTTTCTTGCTCACGGAAGCTGGTCAGCGAGAAAGCATCACGCTACCAGAAGCAGGCATCTGGAGGTTTGCACTGCACAATGGTTCGCAGTACGTAATACTCAGTCACTACTGCGACCGAGCCTTCGTGAGCAGTGACGGGAGGACAAACTGGAAGCCCGCTGTCGACCTCACTGCCATGCTTACGGAAATGCCAAGCCACTATGGCGCCACCGGGCCACGCATACCTTTTGAGATCAATGGCAGGCTCATCATTTTCGACAGCAGCAGTGGAGGCATTTCCTCAATTATTTCCGACAATGGGGTCAATTGGCGTATTGGAGCGCGAGGCACCTGCTTTGGCAGCGACAATTTCATTTCAGATATCGGAAAATTTGCAGGCGTATACAAAGGGGCCCTGTACGTGGCCGTACGCCTGAGCAGCAGCATCCCCACCGACATAGGAAGGATGGCGTTGCTGGAGACTAGAGACGGTATCCGGTTCCGGCTACTTCCAAGTTTCCCCACAGGCCGCAGTTCTGCTGCCGAAGCTCCGCCAGGTGTGTATGCCAAGGTGGACGGTAGCGGAATCATCTTCAACTCGAATGCAAACAGCTTAGGCCCGCGCTACGAAAGTGCGCCCCAGGCAATGGAGCTTTACTGTGCATTATGAATACGACCTCCGGGGCTGGTACGTCGGCGAACACGAAGGCTGGCGCGAACGCTGCACCACACTGGCGCCATCATGCACCGACATGCCCGAAGAGCCCGGCGCCACACGCTGCCTGTGGACCGGCAACGGCTGGATAGAACACCCCTACGAGAAGCCGCCGATCCTGCCAGATTTGCCACAGCATCCAGACCCACGCCACATCACCCCCCTGGCCCTACGCCGCCGCTTCACCCTGGCCGAACGCTCGGCCATCGAATGGGCCGCCGTGGACCGTGCCGACACCAGCGAGAAGCAGCGCAAGGATGCCGCCATGCTGCGCGCCTGCCTGAAGGACCAGGAACAGGCCGGCTTCATCGACCTGGACGATGCGGATGTGGCCGCCGGCATGCGGCTTATCGAGGACCTGCAACTGATCGCACCAGGCCGCGCAAGCGAGATCCTCGGGGCACCCGTCCAGCCCGGCGAACGCCCCTGACATATCCACCTGCAAAAGCCCCGGCGCCCGTTGAGTAGCCGGGGCTTTTCCTTTCCTGGTCGGCACCCCGAACCAGCGCCAAACCAAGCCTCTGTGCAGCCCTCCGGCACAGCCAAGGTCGCTGGCGCCCATGCCCATGCCGCGAGAACATCAATGCAACCCGGGCACAGCGCCAGCGGCCGTGCAGGCGGCCGGCGCCAGGCCCTGCCAGGACAACCAGGCCGCCTTGGCTGCATGAACTTCAGCATGACACAAACCATCACTGTCGATCCCGCCAACACCGCAGCTTGCGCGAAGGTGCCTGCATGAGCCTGGATGCCGTCATCAGTGCCGATCTGGTGAAGACGCGGGCGGAGATTGCTGCGTTGAGCAGTGCCGTGGCAAGTGCACGCAGCGAGATTGCAGGCTTGAACAGTCAGGTCAGCAACAGCAGTGTTCTGAAGAGCTTGCAAAGACTTCGCGTTCAGCCTAGCGGCAGTGCGCCTTACTACTCAGACGTTGCTATTGCGGCCATCAACCCTCAGAAAACCACAGTACTAATAAGGCAGGTGAATCCAAATGTCAGTGCAATCGTCTTCGATTGCGAGATCCTGAGTCCAACAGTGCTCCGCTGCTGGAACTACTTAATGGGCTCCGACTACAAACTCTACAGCGCAGGAGTGATAGATATCCAGGTGGTGGAGTTCAAGTAATGCCCCACCACTACGCCCAGCTCACCCCCACCGGCGTGGCCTTCGCCATCACCGAGACGCACGCCGAGCTCAACGCTCCCGACCTGCTCCCCCTGCCCCGCTACGACACCTCGGTGCTCGGCCGCCGCTGGACCGGCACGCACTGGGAAGACGTGGCGCAGGCCTTGCCTGACGAACAGGCAGCGTCCAACGAATCCGCCCCCCGCCACATCACCCCCCACGCCCTGCGCCGCCGCTTCACCGTGGTCGAGCGCACGGCGCTGGAGTGGGCGGTGGTGGACCGTGCCGAGGCGGGCGAGGCCGACCGGCTCAACGCGGCCACGCTGCGCTCGCTGCTCAAGGACATCGAGCAGGCGCGGCAACTCGATCTTGACGACCCCGAACTGGCCGACAGCCTGCGCCAGTTCGAGGCCTTTGGACTCATCGCCGCGGGGCGTGCCCAGGAAATCCTGGACGGCCCCGTACAAGCCCACGAACAGCCGTGACCACCCCTTTTTGACGACAGCCCCACGGCCCAACCACCCCCCAACCCGGAGAACACCATGGCGACAGCCCCGTTCCATCATGGCATTCGCGTCACGGAAGTGAGCGAAGGCATCAATTCCATCCGCATCGTGTCCACGGCCGTCATCGGCCTCGTGGCCACGGCCAGCGACGCCGATGCGGCCACTTTCCCGCTGAACCGCCCGGTGCTGATCACCAAGGTCGATGCGGCCATCGGCAAGGCCGGCACCAAGGGCACGCTGGCCCAGGCGCTGAACGCCATCAAGGAGCAGTGCCGCCCGGTGCTGGTCGTGGTGCGCGTGGCCGATGGCGAAGGCGCCACCGAGGCCGAGCGCCGCACCGACCAGGACGCCAAGGTCATCGGCACCACCGCCGGCAACCAGTACACGGGCCTGCAGGCGCTGCTGGCGGCCCAGGCACAGCTCGGCGTCAAGCCGCGCATTCTGGGCGCGCCGGGCCTAGACAGCCAGGCCGTGACCGACGCGCTGGCGTCCGTGGCCATCAAGCTGCGCGGCTTCGCCTATGCGGCGGCCATCGGCAACGATGTGGCCGAGGCCCAGGCCTACCGCGAGCACTTCGGCCAGCGCGAGCTGATGCTGCTGTGGCCCGGCTTCAAGGCACTGGACCTGTCCACCGCCGCCGTGCAGGACGCCTCGCCCGTGGCCTACGCCCTGGGCCTGCGCGCGCGCATCGACCAGGAGCAGGGCTGGCACAAGACGCTGTCCAACGTGCCGCTGTCCGGCGTGCTGGGCATCTCGCGCGATGTGCACTGGGACCTGCAAAGCCCCGATACCGAGGCCGGCATCCTCAACCAGGCCGGCATCACCACGCTGATCCAGAGCCAGGGCCACCGCTTCTGGGGCTCGCGCACCTGCACGGACAGCGAGCTGTTCCGCTTCGAGTCCAGCGTACGCACCGCGCAGGTGCTGGCCGACACCATGGCCGAGGCGCATTTCTGGGCCGTGGACAAGCCCATGCACCCCAGCCTGGTCAAGGACATCCTGGAAGGCATCAACACCAAGTTCCGCGAGTTGAAGGCCCTGGGCTACATCCTGGACGGCAAGGCCTGGTACGACGAAACGGTCAACGAGACCGCCACGCTCAAGGCCGGCAAGCTGGTGCTGGACTACGACTACACGCCCGTGCCTCCGCTGGAGGACCTGGGTTTTCGCCAGCGCATCACCGACCGCTACTTCGCCGACTTCGCCCTGCGCGTGGGCACCGGCCAGTAAGCGGCGGCCGCACCCGACACACCCAATACACCGAACACACCGGATACACAGGAGAAAAGCACCATGGGACTGCCCCGCTCTCTCAAGAATTTCGCCACCTTCGTGGATGGCAACTCGTACATCGGCGACATGCCCGAAGTGGGCTTGCCCAAGCTCACCCGCAAGATGGAGAAGTACCGCGCCGGCGGCATGAACGGCGAGGTCAGCCTGGACTTCGGCATGGAGGCCATCGAGGCCGACCTGACCGCTGCCGGCTACATGAAGGAGTTGATCTCCACCTGGGGCACGCTGCGCCACGACGGCGTGCTGCTGCGCTTCGCCGGCGCCCTGCAGGGCGATGACAGCGAAGGCGTGGACTCGCTGGAAGTGGTCATGCGTGGCCGCTTCTCGGAGTTCGACCCCGGCAAGGCCAAGGCCGGCGACAAGACCGAGATCAAGTACAAGCTGGCCGTCAGCTACTACCGCCTGTCCATCAACGGCCAGGTGCTGATCGAGATCGATCCGGTCAACTTCGTCGAAGTCGTCAACGGCATCGACCGCCTGGCCCAGGTCCGCGCCGCGCTGGGCATCTGAGCCTGGCTCACCTGACCTGACCTGACCTGACCTGACCTGACCTGACCTGACCTGACCTCACCGGGCCCACCGGGCCAGTTGGCCCGGTCCTCTTCTTTTCTTCACCCGAACGCTGACACACCATGGACACCACCAAGCCCCAGGAAGACCTCCAGAACCAGGCTGCCGCCAATGCGGCCGCCCTCGCATCGGGCGATGCGCGCGAGATCACGCTCGACGTGCCGCTCAAGCGCCCCGGTGGCGACCTGGCCCGGGTGCTGGTGCGCCGCCCCAATGCCGGCGCGCTGCGCGGCCTGTCGCTGGTCGAGCTGCTGCACATGAACGTGACCGCGCTGCAGACCCTGCTGCCGCGCGTGACCGAGCCCATGCTGCACAAGGCCGAGGTGCTGCAGCTGGACCCCGCCGACCTGGTAACCCTGGGTACGGAGGTGGCCTCTTTTTTGGTGCCGAAGGCGCAGAGGGAGCAATTCCCGAGCGCGTAGAGGACGCCATGGCCGACCTGGCCATGGTCTTCCACTGGCGGCCGGCGGACATGGAGGACATGTCGCTGGCCGAACTCGGCCAATGGCATGAACGGGCGCGCGAGCGCTACGAAAGCCAGGACTGAGCCAGGACTGAGCACCACCTCCACTCCATCGCCCGCCTCTCGCCCCTCTCTTGCACGCCCCTTGCCCATGACCTCCACCCAACGCCAAAACCGCACCGGCCAGGGAGCCCTCCATGGCCGTTGACACCCTGCGCCTGGACGAGGTGCTCAAGCAGGCCGAGCGCGTGCACCAGCCCCTGGCGCTGCTAGGAAGAACCAGCCGCAACACGGCCCGGGAACTCAAGGAAACGGTCGACCAGTTGAAGAAGCTGCAGCAGCAGCAAACCCAGCTGGGCGACTACCGCGCGCTGCGCAGCGGCCTGGCCGACACCACGGCACGGCTGCGCGGCGCGCGCCAGCAGATGGCCCAGCTGCGGCTGGAATCGGGCGCGGGCGAGCAGCCCTCGCGCGCCATGCTGCGCGCGCTGCGTTCGGCACAGGTCGAGGAGGAGCGCCTGGCGCTGCTGCGCGCCACGCAGCGATCGCGCCTGATGGACATGCGCGAAGGCCTGCGCGGCGCGGGCGTGGACACGGGCAACCTGTCCGCGCACGAGCGCAAGCTGCACAACGACATCCGCGCCACCACGGCCCAGATGGAAAAGCAGCGCAAGGTGGTGGCACCGGCCGCCCAGCGGCTGGAGAGGATCGACGCCCTGCGCGAGCAGAGCAAGACCCTGGCCGATCGCGGCCAGGCGCTGCGCGAGACGGGCGGCAAGATGCTGGCGCCCGTGCGCGCCGTGAGCCAGGCCTTCATGACCGACGACCAGGCCGCCGCGCAGCTGCGCGCCACCATGGCGGGCAGCAACGGCAAGCCGGGCGCCGATTACCAGCAGGTGCTGGACATGGCCAAGAGCCTGGGCACCGACATGCCCGGCAGCACGGCCGACTACATCGCGATGATGAACCAGCTGCAGCGCCAGGGCGTGTCCTCGCAGGATGTGCTGGGCGGCGTGGCCCGGCAGGCGGCCAACCTGGGCGCGGTGCTGAACATGCCCGCCAAGGAGGCTGGCGAGTTTGCGGCGCAGCTGCAGCAGGCCACCCGCGCAAGCGCGGGCGACATGGCCGCACTGGCCGACACGGTGCAGCGCACCTCCCACCTGGGACTGGACCCCTCAGGCATGGTCAAGGGCCTGGACGCCATCGGCAAGGCCCTGCCGCAGCTGGGACAGCAGGGCGCAAGGTCGGGACAGATGTTCGCGCCGCTGCTGCTCATGCTCAACGACGCCAGCATCAGCGGCGAGGCCGCCGGCAAGGCCGTCGGCAACCTGGTCAAGAACTCCATGGACCCGGCCAAACTGGGCCAGGTCAACAAGATGCTCGCGAGCCAGGGTGTGTCGCTGGACTTCAAGGACGCCAGCGGCCAGTTCGGCGGCACCGAGCAGATGATGGCCCAGCTGCAAAAGCTGCAGAGCCTGGGCAGCGACAAGCTGCGCGCCGCTGCGCTGGACAAGCTGGCGGGCGGCGATGCGCAGACGCGCAAGGCCCTGGAGGCGTTGCTCCAGCAGGGCCCGGGCGGCTACCAGCAGATCGCCTCCCAGCTCAAGTCACAGGCGGATCTGGATGGGCGCGTGGCCATCCTGAAGGACTCGGTCTCGGCCCAATACGAGTCCGTCAAGGACAGCTACAACGGCCTGTTGAGCGACATGGGCTCGACCATCGAGTCCGACCTCAAGGCCGTGCTGGGCACGCTGCGCGAGATGACCGAAGGCATGCGTGCCTGGGTCAAGGAGCATCCCCAGATCGTGCAGTGGACGCTGCGCATCGTGGCCGTGCTGGGCCTGCTGGTGGCAGGCGTCGGCGTGGTGAGCAGCGTGCTGTTCGGTCTGCTGGCGCCGCTGCTGCTCACGCGCACCGTGTTCGGCCTGCTGGGTGCGGCCATGGGCGCAGGCAGCGGGGCCTTGGGCGTGCTCAGGCGCGGCCTGGCGGCCGTGGTCCTGTCGCTGGGAATGATGGGCGGTGGCGGCAGTGCCATGGGCCTGTTGGCCGGCGGCATGCGCATGGCCAGCAACGCTGCGGGCGTGCTCCGGCGCGGGCTGGGCGCCGTGGTCCTGTCGCTGGCCATGATGGGTCGCGGCGCTGCCATGGGCAGCATAGGCACCGCCCTGGCCGGCGCGGGCCGCGCTGCAGGCCGCATCTTCGGCGGCGGTGCAGGCGCAGCCAAAGGCGTGGCCGGCAAGGGCCGTGCGGGCGCCGTCATGGGCCTGCTGGGCGCCGGCCTGGGGGCCGCAGGAGCCGTCGGCAGTGGCCTGGGCGGTAGTCTGGGTGGTGCAGCCGCATCGCTGATGGGCCTGGTGCGCATGACACCCATGGGCCGGCTCGCAGGCGGCCTGATGGGCGCTGGCGGCTCGATCATGCAGAACTGGGACGGCCTGTCCACCGCCTTCAAGGCCGGCGACTGGAAGGGCGTCGGCGGCACGCTGCTGGAGGCCGGCAAAGCCGGTCTGGATGGCGCCACGGGCGGCCTGTTCGGCGTGGTCTCTGACCTGGCCGGCAAGGGCATCAGCGGCCTGGCCTCGTCGGTGGGCTCATGGTTCAAGTCCGGCGATGCGTCAGCACCCGACCAGGGCCGCGCCGGCGCACTGCGCCAGGGTGTCGCGGCCGCAGCCACGGCGGCCACGCTGGCCACGGGCGCCATGCCGGCCATGGCCGACACGGGCGCCGTGCGCATCGACAGCCGCCCGCCGCTGGCCAGCGCCGCTGCACCCGCGCCGGCACCGGCCCCGGTGGCCGGCGCCACCATCCATATCACCGTCAACGCTGCGCCCGGCCAGGATGCGCAGGCCATTGCCCGCGCCGTGGCCGCCGAGCTGGACCGCCGCGACATGGCCAAGCGCTCCAGCGTGCTGTCGCAGCTGTCGGACATCGACTGAGGAGCATGAGCATGCTGATCACACTGGGCCAGTTTGCCTTCGGCATCGACACACTGGCATTCGACAAGCTGGTGCGCAGTAGCACCTGGCGCCACCCGAGCAACAGCCGCGTGGGCGCGCGCCCCGCCCGCCAGTCGCTGGGCCCAGGCGATGAAACGCTGGGCCTGACCGGCGTGCTCGCACCCGAGTTCCGGGGCACGGCCAAGTCGCTGGACGACCTGCGCGAAATGGCCGACCAGGGCAAGGCATGGGCCCTGGTGGGCGGCGAAAGCATCCTGGGCGCCTGGGTCATCGAGAGCCTGCAGCAGACCGGCACGCACTACACACCGGGCGGCAAGCCGCGCCGCATCGAGTTCGATCTCAAGCTGGCCCGCGTGGACGACCACCTGGCCGAAGGCGGCGGCGGCGTCGATCCCTGGCCCGATGACGACTTCTGGGAATGGTGGATCTGATGGCCACACAGGAATACCTGCACGCCAAGCCCCAGTACGAGATCGTCCTGGACGGGCGCAACATCACCAGCCAGGTGGACACGCGGCTGATGAACCTGACGCTGTCCGAATCGCGCGGCGAAGAGGCCGACAAGCTGGACATCACGCTGGACGACAGCGATGGGCGCCTGCCCATGCCGGGCAAGGGCTCCAAGATCGCGCTGAAGCTGGGCTGGGCCGGCCACGGCCTGGTCGACAAGGGCACCTACGAGGTGGACGAGGTGGAGCACCAGGGTGCGCCCGACAGGATCGTGGTGCATGCGCGCTCGGCCGAGCTCAAGCGCCAGCTGCGCACGCGCTCCGAGCACAGCTACCACAACAGCACGCTGGGCCAGATCGTGCGCAGCATTGCGCAGCGCAACGGCCTGCAGGTGCGCGTGGACGCGCAGTTCGAGAACCTGCGCGTGGACCACATCGACCAGACCCACGAAAGCGACCTGAACTTCTGCAGCCGCCTGGCGCGCCAGTACGACGCCGTGTGCACGGTCAAGAAGGGCAAGCTGGCCTTCATCGCCATCGACAGCAAGATCACCGCTGCCGGCCAGGCCGTGGAGGCCGCCACGCTCACGCGCGCCGTGGGCGACAGCCACAACTATCACACGGCCGCACGCAACGACTACAGCGGCGTGCGCGCGTACTGGAACGACGCGGATCGTGCCGAAAAACGCAGTGCCACGCAGGGCGCCGAAGACAACGAAAAGCGCCTGAAGGACACCTACGGCAGCGAGGCCGAGGCGCAGGCCGCCGCCAAGGCAGAGATGGGCCGCATCAACCGCGCCAAGGCCACCATGGGCCTGAAGTTGGCGCTGGCGCGGCCCGACCTGATGCCGCAGACGCCGCTGAAGCT